GTTGCAATCATCATGAATTTTTTATCTAGAAATCCTAAACTATGTATTTAACGAGTTTATCTCTCGAGTCTTAGTCAGGTAGACTACTCCTATATTTTATAATCCTGCTGTATTGATAACTAGTCGAGGTCGCTAGGTTAAATATAAACAGAGGGTTAATTTTCACCCTTATTTTGTTTAATTATTATTATTTTGGTTGGATTTTTTGTGTATTTTTGTTTGAGTTAGGATTACAATTTTAATTTAATCATCCAGCTTGATTGACTCCTTATGTGAATCTAAATGGCACTAACAGTATGGATGTATTCATCTAATTTCCATCCTAGCCTATCACTCCCACATTAACATAAGTCTAAAACCCTGTGAGAGAAGCACCTCCTATAGAGTCAAACTGCAATAGTAGTACAGTACCCATTGGAAACTTGCCCCATATAGCTCCTTTACAATATCTCACTGTTGAAAATTGAGAAGAGTCATTATATGAAGCAGTATCAGGGGGGTTCTTTCCATAAATGGTTAATCCTGGTGGTTGTACTACACTAGAGGGGAATATATCAAATTAGACTTCACCTACAGTTGAAGCAGAGATAGTAACTAATATATTAGCATCGATCCTTCCTGTGAATGATTATCTAAATGTCATTAAATATCGGTGTTATGACGTACTTGAACTTAATAAAGATAGCATATAAGGTAAATCTGATACAATTGTACCAGATGAGCTTTCACCGGTATCAAACCAGGAATCATTGAAAGTAAGCAAATTAGCTAGATTATTAGATGTCTAGATTGTCTTGTCAATGTTAGCTATCATTCTTTAAGGTGCACTGATTCCCTCTCTATTAACTTATGCTAGATTATTCACTCCGATAACAGGATCCAAAAAAGTAACGTCATATTCAACGTACAAAGTTCCAATATCTCCTGCTGAGCTAGAAGTGAAATATACATAATAAACACCAACGTCATAGAACTTCCTCTATGAATCCTCATCAATATCGTCAGCTCCTAATCTGTTATAAAAATAACGTTCTCTTTATAAATAAGATTTCTGGACTGGTAAATTGACATTTCTGTAAACAGGTGCCTATTAATGTAACAGAGTCTTGGCTTACAGCATATTTGCTGGGGGATACTCTGAATCTGGAGCATAAGCTAAAACTATTTGACCATTACGTG